TCTATAGGTAACACTCAGCTTATTGATTTAATAGTAAAAGGAAAATCAATATTTGAAAATTCTGCTGAGTTTCAACGACAGTTAATAGCCTTAGGCCCTGTATTAGATTCAGGAGGTAATCCCGGTGTTTCAGGTCAAGTGCTTGCATCTACAGGCCTTACTGTTAAATGGGTAGACAATGTTGTTGTAAACCAACCAACATTTACTAAGGTTTTAGAAGGCTCTTCTTTTGCAGACCAATTGCCTACAGGACAAAACACACCACTACAGATTGAGTTTGGTGCTAATCAACAAACCCCTGAAGTTAATCTACTTCCAACAGGTGAGGTTAACTTCCTTGTTGATGGAACTTATTTCTTTGAAGCGTTTGGTAATGTAGAAAGAAAGGGCAACTCAGGTGGTGTTGCTATGGTAATGTACCGTATACTTCTTAATAAAACGCAGTTAGGAATAACAAGAGGTGTTGATGTTAATAGTGTAGGTATTATGATACCACTATCAGTATCTGAACCTATCAATATTTCTGCAGGAAGTGTTCTTACATTTGAGATATTAAGAGATGCAAACGGTGTCAACCAAGGCGGACTATACGCACATCAAATTGCAGGCGGTGTTTGGACTACAGTACCTTCAGCCTCTATTTCAGTTTGGAAGCTGACTTAAAATATAAATAAAATGGATATAAGAAAAATCAGCATAGGCCCTGACTATAAGTCAGGAGCAATGCATTATATAGTTAATCAAGAAATTTTAAACGGGACTCATACTATTCATCTTATCAGATATGATGAAGAGTCGGACTCAATAAAGATATGGATTGAGAGTGATAGAGAAGAAATACTTCTTTGGAAAGAATTCACAAGCACTATGCCTGTCTCTATTGAGTACAATATAAATTTCTGACAATATGACTAAGGAAGAGAAGCAAGAGATGCTCATTCATTTAGAGCAGCTAAAAGCAGAAAAATCAAATACAGATGACTTTGGTGAGCAGATGGAAATTGCTGACCAAATTCACGCAATAGAAATGAAATTAAACGGAGTTAAACCAACGGATTCGTATTTTGAATGTGAAGGTTGTGGCTCATAAAAAACAATATGCGTTCTCCATTTTACTTTATAGTGACCCCTAACAAGGGTAAGCGTTATGACAACACGAAAGAGATTGGCGGAGTAGAGGTTATTACTTCTACTTCAGAAGAAGATTTTCGATTCGCGAATCGAGAAGCAGTAGTAAAAGAACTTCCATTAGGATATCAAGGTCCAATAAAAGTTGGTGACACACTTCTTGTTCACCACAACGTATTCAAGTTTTACAACGACATCAAGGGGAGAAGAAAGAGTGGTAAGAGTTTCTTTAAGGATGACTTATTCTTTATAGAACCCGACCAATTCTTTATGTACCATAATGGTACACAATGGAATGCGTATGACAGGTATTGCTTTATAGAACCAATTCCCGTACAAAATTCGTATATTTATAAAAATACTAAGGAAGAACCTTTAGTTGGCTTAGTTAAGTATCCTAACGAATACTTAATTAGTAAAGGAGTTAATAAAGGAGATATGGTTTGTTTCAAGCCTGATAGTGAGTATGAGTTTATGGTAGACGGAGAAAAGCTATACAGAATGTTCGACCACAGTATTACAATGAAACTATGACAACTATATTTCTAACTGACGTATTCGAAAACCCCGACAAGTATGTTGAGGGTATAAAACAAAAAGGCTTTACTGATTTTAAATCAGGAGAGAATGTTTTTAAAAACGTTCAAGAGTTAGAAAGAGATGATGTTGTAAAAGCTATAGAGTCTTTGTTGGGTGCGAAGCTTGTTTTAAGTTTTGCAAGAATGTCTCCATTAGGGCAAGAAGAACCCAACTTTATACACAAAGATGATATGCACGGTGATTACACCGCTATATTATATTTGAACAAATTGTATCCAAGTGGATACGGCACAACACTATATGATGAGAATGATGATGAGATATTGATATGTAAAGCAAAGTACAATTCTCTTTTCATATTCCCCTCATCTGTAAAGCATTCAAGAAATACTTTACAAAACTTTGGAGAAGGTGGTGATGCAAGATTAGTTCAAGTTATGTTCTTTAAGATTTGAAAATGAAAAAAGACAAGTGGGTGTTTTTCGAAGATAGTTGGAATGAGCACGATGGTAGCCCAATTCCTTTTAAGAAAGAAAAAAGATTTAGAAGTGAGTTCAAAAGAAACAAAATTAAAAATAATAGAAGCAGGTCACAGAGCGGTGGAGCAGCTTATAAAGGTGGCGAAGGAGGCGATTATTAAACACGACCCCGAAGATGACCTGTCTGCTGATAGATTAAAGAATGCAGCAGCAACAAAGAAGTTAGCAATCTTCGATGCGTTTGAAATCCTAAATAGGATTGAGGCAGAGAAGGAAGCTATAGAGTCTATGGAGAATGGCTCGAATAAAGTAGATACAAAACAGGGATTTGCAGAAAGAAGGTCTAAATAGTTTATATAGGGTTGTACAAGATTACGTACCTAAATCCGTACTCACCAACAAGAACAAAGCTAAGAGTTGGAAGTATGGGTATGATGATACCTATGACCTTATTGTAATATCCAAGGACGGAACATTAGGAGAAATTATAGAAGTACAAAACCTAAAAATAGGCTTACCACTTGCTCCAAAAAAGTGTCTTCAAAGACACTCTAAAAAAGAGAATCAGTATTGGGAAAGAAAAGAATTACCCAAAGAACTTAGTAAGATTCAATCTATATTTCAATGGAATGATATGCCCAAGGAATTCAAAAGTCGTTGGGTCGACTACATTGAGAAAGAGTTTGACTACCGTGAGGATGGGTATTGGTTTATGAATAATGGTAAACCAACATACATAACCGGCAGCCATTATATGTACCTGCAATGGACATCTATTGATGTTGGATATCCTGACTACAGGGAGGCCAACAGATTACTGTATATTTTTTGGGAAGCTTGTAAAGCAGATAAAAGAAGTTTCGGTATGGTCTATTTAAAAATTAGACGTTCAGGATTTTCTTTTATGTCTTCATCAGAGTCTGTAAATACCGCAACCCTCGCAAAAGATTCGAGGGTGGGAATATTATCTAAGACGGGTTCGGATGCTAAGAAGATGTTTACAGATAAGGTTGTGCCTATTAATAGCAGACTTCCATTCTTCTTCAAGCCAATTATGGATGGTATGGATAAACCTAAAACAGAGTTGGCTTATCGTGTACCCGCATCTAAGATTACAAAGAAAAATATGTTTGACTCAGATGCTGAGCAAATAGAAGGATTAGATACTACTATTGATTGGAAGAACACCGATGACAACTCATATGATGGTGAAAAACTTTTACTATTAGTACACGATGAGAGTGGTAAGTGGATAAAGCCCAACAATATTTTAAATAATTGGCGAGTAACTAAGACTTGTCTTAGATTGGGTAGCAAGGTTATAGGTAAGTGTATGATGGGTTCTACGTCCAATGCTTTAGCAAAGGGTGGTGACAACTTTAAAAAGCTTTATGAGAACTCCAATGTATTAAAGAGAAGTGCAAACGGGCAAACACAAAGCGGTATGTATGCACTATTCATTCCTATGGAATGGAATATGGAAGGCTTTATAGATAGATATGGGATGCCTGTATTTAGAACTCCTAAGACTTCTTTGTTAGGAATTGATAACGAAATTATCAATCAGGGCGCTATCGATTATTGGGAGGCAGAAGTTGATTCATTAAAGAACGATGCTGATGCATTGAATGAATTTTATCGTCAGTTCCCAAGAACGGAGTCGCACGCATTCCGTGACGAGAGTAAGCAATCTATATTCAACCTAACAAAAATATACCAACAAATAGACTACAATGATTCTTTAATAAAGGAGCATCACATCACACAGGGTTCTTTCCATTGGAAAAACGGAATCAAAGATAGTGAGGTTGTATTTTCTCCAACAAAGAGTGGTAGATTCTTTTTAAGTTGGATACCAAGTACGAGGGTAAGAACTACCCCTGTAGTTAAGAACGGGAGTAAATTTCCTCCGAATGAACATATAGGCGCATTTGGTTGTGACTCATACGACATATCAGGCGTTGTTGGTGGAGGCGGTTCTAATGGCGCTCTTCACGGGCTAACCAAATTTAATATGGATGATGCTCCAAGTAATCATTTCTTTTTAGAATACATAGCAAGACCACAGACCGCAGAGATATTTTATGAGGACGTATTGATGGCTTGTGTTTTTTATGGTATGCCTATCTTAGTGGAGAATAACAAGCCAAGATTGTTGTATCACTTTAAGAATAGGGGATATAGAAACTATTGTATGAACAGGCCGGATAAACACAAGAACAAACTATCCAAAACAGAAAGAGAACTTGGGGGTATACCAAACTCAAGTGAGGATGTAAAACAGGCTCACGCATCTGCTATTGAATCTTATATTGAAAAGTATGTTGGTGTAGATATGGAGGGGACATATCGAGCATCTGATGAGATGGGTGATATGGTATTCACAAGGACTCTTGAGGATTGGGCGAAGTTTGATATTACCAACAGAACCAAGTATGATGCAAGTATATCTTCAGGCTTGGCGATAATGGCTTGTCAAAAGCACGTATATCAACCTCAGAAAAAAGAGTCAAAAATAAACATTAACTTTGCAAGGTATAATAACAAGGGAACAACAAGCGAAATTATTAGATGAAAGATGTTA